GAAGAGAAGAAACCCGGCGCAACAATAGTGGGACAGATACTGCGTCCACGCACCCCGTTTCGCCACTCAGCGCGAAGGCGCTCGATCTAGCCGCACCGTCGGATCTCAAAAGCGAAGGCGCTCACGCGTTTCTGCTCGCGGTCGAGCAGGTCTGCAATCTCCCTGACTGGCAGAAGTACGAACACGCAATCGTGCGGTTTGCGCGTGCGATTGATATGGTCGCATTCGCCCGGACCGAGTGGGCTGACGCAGGATCGCCGGCGCTGATGATCTATCCAAACGGTGCGGCTGCTCCGCATCCGCTAGTCAAGATGATCGAATCGTCTGAGGTGGCTGCGGCTCGAGCTGGCAAGGAACTCGGACTGCTGCCAGGCGCAGATAAAGAGAAGCGACCGCCGGGGCGTCCACCTGGCGCATCGTCGGCACGCGATAAAGCGCCTCCGCCGCTAGTGACAATTGCAAAGCGTGCAAGCTAGTGGCACGCACCGCCGCAAAGCCCAAGCCTGCGTGGACTAAGTATTCGCCGGGTAGTCGCGTTGATCATTTCGCGTGGTGGTGCGAGACTTATCTGATCCAGTCGATTGACCAGTTTGCTAATGAGCCGCTTATTCTGGAGCCGTGGCAGATTGATTTTATGGGCGAGGCGCTCGCGATGGAATCTGCGGATGGACTAACACCCGCTTGGTCGAGCGTGGCCCTATGTGTGTCCCGCAAGAACGGGAAGACTGCTCTGCTCGCCGCTTACGCGCTTTACAGTTTGCTGACCGATGACACGCAACCCGAGATCCTGCTTGCGGCAGCTAGCGATAAGCAGGCAGGCAGATTGTTCGATGCTTGCACGGCGTACATTCGTAAGAATCAAGAACTCGCGGCGCAGGTTGTTCTACGTGACTACATCGGGGAGATCTCGCGCGTAGATGGTGGCGGGAAGATTCTCCGCATGGCGTCGGACCCGAACACGCTGCATGGGTATAGCCCATCATTAGTGGTGGCCGATGAACTTCATGCCTGGACGAAGCCGATGCAACGTAAGGCGTGGGCGGCATTGACGACGGGTGGTGGTGCGCGTAAGAAGACGCAGACCTTCACGATCACGACTGCCGGCGACGCCAACGAGCGCGATGAGTCAATCCTCGGCAGAATGGTCAACCGCAACGAAGCCGTCGGTGACGTGGAGAAGATCCCCGGTCTGACGATCAGTCGCAATCATGACGCGGCAACGCTTATCTATAACTACAGCGCGCCAACCAAAGACCCAACCGACATCGCGAATATGCGGCTTGCGAATCCCGCATCGTGGATCACAGACGATTACCTCCAGCGCCAAGCGAACAACCCCGAACTCTCCGTCGAGGAAGTCTTGCAGCTGCACGGCTGCGTGTGGGTCGCAGGATCGTCAGCATGGATCAGCGCCGACTGGTGGAACAATGCAATCGAGCGCGACGCGAAGATCCCAGACGGTGCGCGCGTTTCGATCGGAATCGACGTCGGCATTGTCCACGATGCGACAGCATGCGTCGTCGCGTACCAGCGCCCGGACGATGAGAAGGTGCTGATCGAGGCGAAGATCTGGACGCCACAACCCGGCAAGAATGTTGACCTCGCCGATGTCGAGGCGCACCTGCGGGAACTGACGGCGCGCTACGCGGTCGCCGGCGTCTTTTACGATCCGCGTTTCTTCGAGCGATCCGCGCAGGCGCTCGACGATGAGGGCGTGACGATGGTGACGATGGTACAGTCGTCGGCGATCATGGCGGACGCGTACCAGGCTTTCTATTCGATGCTCGGCGAGGGGCGCATCGTTCACGCCGGCGACGATTCCGAACTCGCGGCTCACGTGCTTTCCACGGCCGCAGCACAGACGGATAGAGGATGGAAGATTTCCAAGATCCGTCAGCGTCAGCGCATCGATGCGCTGGTCGCTGCGGTGATGGCTAACTATGGGGCTATTCTACAAACAGAGGGAGAGCAAAGTGCGCCGGGATTCTACGCCTTTTAGGGCGGCTATCATATGTCTACAAGTGTTAGGCGCGATCATTATCTCGACGGGTGTCGGGCTGGTGTTCGTGCCAGCAGGAATCACCCTAGCCGGAGCGTTCATGATCGCGTTCGCCGTCGCAATTGAGAGGAACTAACGAATGCTAGGCGGACTGTTCGGGCGGAATAATTCTGAGGAGCGATCGATCTCGTTCCAGACTATCTTCGCATCTGGCGATTCGCTTGCATTGACAACGAACTCCGGTGTCACTATGAACCAGGACGAGGCGCTCAAGCTCGGCACCGTCTACGCGTGCGTGCGCTTGATCGCTGATTCGATCTCGACGCTACCGATCGACACGTTCCGCCGCGATGGCACCGAACGCATCCCGTACCCACGACCGGTCTGGCTAGATTCGCCCGAGCTCGGCATGTCGCGCACGACGCATTTCTCGCAGGTCTTGATTTCAATGCTGATGAACGGCAACGCATTCATTCGGATCTTGCGTGACGATCAGGGCATCGCTGGGCTAGTCGTCTTGAACCCGCGCAAGGTCGAAGTCCAACGCAATAACGTCACGCGCCGCGTCGAGTATTCGATCGACAACGGACGCGAGATCGTGCCGTACGACGAGATGATGCACCTGACCGAGATGCTGCTGCCCGGAGAGTTGCGTGGACGTTCGCGCATCGATCTGATCCGCGACACGCTTGGACTCGGTAAGGCGCTCGACACGTTCGCCCAGTTGTTCTTCGGGCAGGGCAGCACGCTGGGAGGCGTGATCGAGTTTCCGGGCGCGCTGACCCGGGAGCAAGCCAAAGACCTTAGCGATTCATTCGAGGAGCAGCACCGATCGGTTCGGCGCTCGCATCGTCCCGGCGTCTTATTCGGTGGCGCGAAGTATTCGCAGACATCGGCAGCGCCTAACGAGGCGCAGATGTTGGAGTCTCGCCAATACTCCACCGAGGAGATTGCGCGCACGTTCCGCTGTCCGCCAGCCATGCTGGGCGTGACGACTCCGGGCGCGATGTCGTACGCGAGTGTTGAGATGAACGGCATCCATTTCGTCACTTACTGCCTGCGCCCGTACATCGTGAAGATTGAGGATGCCTACAGCAACCTCATCCCCGGTGATGCCTTCCTGAAGATCAACGTCGACGGCTTGCTCCGCGGCGATCAGGCTACCCGCTACGCATCGTTTTCAACTGGCATCCAGTCCGGCTTCCTTTCGATCAATGACATCCACAGATTAGAGGACATGCCGCCGGCGGATGGTGGCGACGTGTACCGCGTGCCGCTCGCGAACGTCGATCTTGCTGCGGCGAACCTGACCGAACTAGAGAAGAAGACATCGATCGCGGTGAAACTTGTGCAGGCAGGATTCGATCCGTCCGCAACGCTCGCATCGCTCGGCTTGGAAGCCTTGCCGCATACTGGTCTGCCGTCCGTGCAGTTGCAAGGTATCGCGCAGGTTGATCCAGAAGATCCAACGGCGGCGTATCCGGTGTCTTCGTGACAATGACGACGGCGCAGATCAGCGTGACAACGGCGGCAACGCTTTTGTGTGCTGCTAATGCGATGGCGCAGCGCGTGACGATTCACAATAACGAAACGAGCCAGCAAGTATTCATCGGTGATTCCGGCGTAACGACTTCGACGGGTATTCACCTGGACGGCAAAGAGGAGCGCCAGATCACGCTCAATCCTGGCGAGGGATTGTGGGGGATCGCGGCGCATACGAACTCGGTCAGCGTGATGATTCAGAGGATGGAATAGAGATGCCGTACTTTATTAGCGATCAGCAAGACGATTGTGACGGGTGGGCGACCGTCAAAGAGGAAGATGGCGCGCTGCTGACGATTGGCTGTCACGTATCGAAGCAAGACGCGGTTGACCAGATGGTTGCCGTGTCGCTCGCCGAGGATATGCAGCCCGGTGGCGAGCGCGATCTGAACGGTCCCGCGGCTATCGTCGTTGACATTGACGACACGCTGATTGCGTTGAACGGTGATCCGATTGAGAACGTCGTCGCCTTCGTCAAGGAATACGACGGCGCGGTGCTGATCGTGACTGCTCGACGCGAAGCGCGTCGCGATGAAACGATCGCGCAACTAGACGCCATCGGCGTCGATTATGAGCTGCTTCAGATGCGCGGCGATCGCACGCCCGAGGTTGTCTACAAGGCAGCCGTGATGAAGAACCTATTCGTCAATTACAACGTCGAGCTCGCGATTGAGAACAATGCGAACGTGCGTGCTGAGTATGCGCGCATCGGCGTCACGGTCTTGGCGCCGTCTGGTGTTGATCCGCAAGAGTTGCCGCAGATGCTCAATCGCGCGGTCGATCTGATTCTGCCCGACTACATCATGGAAGCCGCCGAGCAGGGCTTGGAATATTACGACGCTGGTCTTGCTGGTGAGGGGATCGTGGAGCGCACGATCAACGAGGCGCGTCTGATGGCTGACGGTCAGGTGACGTCCGACAAAGTAATCCGCGCGAACGCGTGGGCTGCTCGGCACCTTGTCGATCTAGATGCCGAAGATAACCGTGATCCCGAGGCTGAGGGATTCCCCGGCGCTGGCGCGGTCGCTTTCTACCTTTGGGGTATCAACCCGCTAGATGCACAGCCGGCGATGGATTGGTTCGCATTGAAGGCGGAACAGATCCAAGCCGAGGAGCGCAGCGCGTTTGTCGTGAGCGAACCGCGCGGTGCTACCATTGACGCTATGACTACTGCCGTCGAGACACGTCGAATCACCGTCAACGAGTTTGAGATCCGCGACCTCGGCGAAGGCGACGGGATGGCTTTCACCGGGTACGCTGCCGTCTTCAACTCGGCATCCGAGCCGCTTCCGTTTATCGAGCGGATCGCCCCAGGCGCGTTTGCTAATTCGCTTTCGTCGCGTAACGAGATCAAGATGTTCGTCAATCACGACACGACGCGCGTGCTGGCGTCAAAGCGTGCCGGTACGTTGCGACTCTCTGAGGATGCTCACGGCTTGCGCGTCGAGGCAGACTTGCCGCCGACGACGGACGGCAAGGATCTTGCCATCCTGATGAAGCGCGGCGATGTTGATTCGATGAGCTTCGGCTTCAGCGTTCCGAGTGGTGGCGATACGTGGTCACCAGATGGTGCGACGCGTGAACTACGCGAGGTGCGTCTCCACGAAGTCAGCATCGTAACCGCATTTCCGGCCTATACCGCGACAAGCGCCGGCGTTCGTAGCCTCGACAACCTTGCAGCCGCTACCGGTGCAGACGCCTCGCAACTCGACGCGGCTATCACGAAACTAGAAGCCGGCGAGATGCTCGACGACGATGCAGCAATGCTGATCGAGTCCGTTGTGCAGAAGCTTCGCGCCGATACGACGATCGGTGCCGAGGCAAAGGCTTCGCTTGACATGAAGCGCAAGCAACTTGATCTTTTGTTCTCGCGCGTCTAGACGCACTTTCGCGCTGTTACCATTGGGGTTGTCTGATCTGCGGAGCCGCGGCAGGCGAACCCGATGCGGAGCCGCGCGGGACATCCGTTAGACCAACACTTTTGATTCTTGAAAGGATCACACCAGATGTCTGATTACCTGAAGCGCCAGACCGAACTGCGCGCAACCGCATGGGAAGAGGCGAAGCACCTGCTTGACGCAGCTGCCGCCGAGTCCCGCGACCTGACCGCCGAAGAGAACGTGATTTATGATCGCATCTCCGAGGACATGGACAACCGCGCTCGCGTCATCGAGCAGATCACCAAGGACGAAGAGCGCGCACAGCGCCTCGACGTTGCTGCCGCCAGCGTCCGCACGGACGAGGTTGCACCGGCTGACGACGATGACACCGAGGCTCTCCGCAAGCTTGCCCGCGGCGAGGTTCGTTCGCTCAACTTCGAGAAGCGCGACGTCTTGAAGAGCAACACCGGGGCCCCAGTGGCCACGTCATTCTATGATCAGATCATTCTCAAGGCTCGCCTTGTTGGTCCGATGCTCACCACCTCGACAGTCCTCACGACTGCCGGCGGCGAAAACCTCCAGATCCCTCGCGTAAATACTTACTCGGCTGCAACGATTGCTGCTGAAGCCGGTGCGATTGGCGAGAGTGATCCTGCATTCAGCGCGTTCATCACGATGGGGGCCTTCAAGTTTTCGTACTTGACGCAGGTTTCTCGCGAGATGATCGAAGACTCGGGCGTTGATATCCTCGGCTTTTTGGCCGACCAGGTTGGACAGGGCATTGGCTTCAACGTCAATGCGGCCTTGACAACTGGCACGGCAACGACGCAGCCGAACGGTATCGTTACCGCTTCGACCCTCGGCGTTACTGGTGGCACGGGTACGACTGGTGCATTCACGGCCGATAATTTGATCGACTTGGCCTACTCGGTAGACGGGGCCGCCCGCATGTTGCCGGGTGCCGGCTACATGATGAACGGCAAGTCCATCGGTGCTGTCAGGAAACTCAAAGATACGGCCGGGAATTACGTTTTCGCGCCTCGCCTCAACGAGAACACCCCCGACACGCTGCTTGGCTTCCCGCTCTACGAGAACCCAGCAATGGCTGATGCAGGTACTGCCGTGAAGAGCGTAATCTTCGGCCACCTCCCCAGCTACTACGTTCGTCAGGTCGGCGGCATTCGTGTCGATTCTTCGAGTGACTTCGCGTTCTCGACGGATCTGGTCACGCTCCGCACGATCCTTCGCGTGGACGGCAACTTGCCGCAGGTGACGCACGTCAACCACTTCATCGGTGGCGCATCCTGATCGATAGGTAGAATGGTGGCTACCCGGCAGATCGTTTGCCGGGTAGCCACTATTTTTTTTGGACGGGGGAGCATGTCGAATCGCGCGACGCGACGCCAACAGGCGAAGCACACAAAGCCACCAGCACCACCACAAGCCGAGGGCGTGACGCGGCAGCGCGTGCTTTGGGCCTCGAACGCTCCATTCTCTGCTACAGGCTACGGCGTCCAGACGGCGCAGGTTGTCCAGCGTCTAACGCGCGATCAGCACGAAGTCGCGATCGCCTGCAACTATGGTCTGCAAGGCGCGGAGACTACCTGGAATGGTGGGGTAAAGCTCTATCCCTGCGGGATCTCCGGTTATAGCGATGACATCTTGAACGCGCACGCGCAGCATTGGGCGCACGGCACCGAACTCCCCAGCCTGGTCGTGATCTTGTTTGACGTGTGGGCGCTAGAGAATCCGGGCATAAAGCAGATCCCGAAGATCGCCGCGTGGGCGCCAATCGATCACCAGCCAGCACCGCCCAAGGTGCTGCAATGGTTGAAGCGTCCCAACGTCAAGCCGATCGCGATGAGCCGATTTGCCGAGCGGATGATGGCGGACGATGGCATCGAGTCGATCTATGTTCCGCATGCTGTCGAGCCGGTCTTCAAGCCGACACCATCATTCGCTGATGCGGATGGCACCCTTGTCACGGGTCACGAACTGATGGGCGTCAAGTCTGATCGCTTCGTCGTGATGATGAACTCTGCAAACAAGGGCAGGACGCCAGTCCGCAAGTGCTTCGGCGAGAACCTGCTGGCGTTCTCGATCTTCGCTGCCAAGCATCCTGACGCGATCCTGTACCTCCACACCGAAGCGTCGGCGATCGCAACTGGCGTAGACTTGCGCGCGCTGATTCGCGGGTGCGGTATCCCTGAGAACCAGGTCTGCTTCGTTGACCAGTACCTCTACCGGATGAACCTGCCACAGCAGGCGCTAGCGTCGCTCTACAGCGCCGCCGACGTGTTGCTGGCTACATCGGCTGGCGAGGGCTTCGGTGTGCCTGTAGTCGAGGCGCAGGCCTGTGGCACAAGAGTGATAGTTTCTGACTGGACAGCCCAATCGGAATTGGTTGGCGATGGATGGGCAGTCGAGGTACAGCCGCTCTGGGATCCATACCAAGACGCCTGGTTTGCTACACCGATGATTCCGCGCATCGTCGACGCGCTAGAGGAAGCGTACGCTGCCGAGCGCGGACCGAGCAAACAGGCGATCGACTTCGCTGCCGACTACGATGCGGATGTTGTCTACGCGAAGTATTGGCGTCCCGCGTTGGAGCAGCTTGCCGCGTGGGACCCAGCCGCGGCATGAGTGGACTGGCGACCGTCATCATCCCGGTCTTGAACCGGTACGACCTGCTGGAGCGTGCGATCGGTAGTCTCGGCGAAGTCGAGCGGCTAGTCATCATCGACAATGGCGACAACCTCGGCGACGAGGATGTTGATCTTTGGCGAACCGACGGGCAGATGGAAGGCATCGGCAAGACGTATCTATTGACGATGCCGTCGAACCTCGGCGTTGCGACGAGTTGGAATCTAGGGATAAAGGCAACACCAGAATCGGACGGATGGTTGCTGCTGAACTCGGACGCGTACTTCACGGATGGCGGGTTCTCTGTGTTCGCCGGCGAGACTGACGGCGTAGACGTTCTCCAAGCCGGCAACCCCCGATGGTGCTGCACTTGGATAAGCAGCCGAGCCATTGCCGAGGTCGGCTTGTTCTGCGAGCGATTCTACCCAGCGTATTGCGAGGACATGGACTGGCAGCGACGCGCGCAAGTCTGCGGCATCGGATTCGCCGGATCGTCGGCTCACGTTCAGCACGATAACTCCAGCACCATCGAAGCGTCCCCGAACCTGAAGGCGCACAATGCTCGGACACACGCAGCGAACGCCGGCTACTTTGACGAACGCTGGGATGGTCTTGCCGATAACGAGCTGCCGGCGGATGCCGACTGGCGACTGGCGACTAGGCTCGCGAACTCGTGGAATGACGGCGGCGGCGAGTGACTACTTCCCTCAATATCGAAGCCATCCTCGGACGGTCGGAGCATCCACCAGAGATAGGGACGCCGCTGCATGAGTTGAGAAAGCATCGCGTGCTTGTAACCGGGGCGGATGGCAGCATCGGATCGGCGATCACCATGCTGCTCAATGATCGTGGTGTGTCTACGATCGGAACAGATATCGCCGATTGCGACGTGACGAACAGCAGGATGCTCGCCGACGTGATGGCGCGGTTCAAGCCTACGCTGGTATTTCACCTCGCGGGTGCCAAGCACGCGCCAGACGGAGAGATCGACCCTCTCGACGCAGCGACCATAAACATTACTGGCACCGCGAATGTCGTCCGCTCGACCAGCGCGCGCGTAATCACCGCCAGTACATGCAAGTCATGTGACCCAGAAACCGCGTATGGGGCAACTAAGCTAGTGGCTGAACGCATCACGCTCAACGCCGGCGGCAGCGTGGCACGTTTTTACAACGTACCCGAGTCGTCCGGCAACGTGTTTGAGATATGGAAGGCGTTGCCAGACAACGATGCGATCCCGGTCACAATGTGCGAGCGATACTTTGTTTCGCTCAATGAGGCTCTAGCGCTCCTGCTCTGGGCGGCGGTGCTACCTTCGGGGCGATATGCGGTCGCTCCTGGACCGCCGCGAGATATGTTCTCGGTTGCCCGCGCGCTCTATCCCGATCGCGTGCGGGTAGGTATGCCTCGGCGGCGTGGTGATCGAATGGATGAGCCTCTGCACGCTGCCAGCGAGACCCTGCATACAACCATCGTTCCCAATATCGTCCGCATTGAATCCCCCCATGATCCGGGGGCGGCATGATTATCGACGAGACACACGGCGCGGTTACGATCGGCGAAGGCTGTGAGATTGCCGACACGGCGATCCTGACGGGACCGTTGACGATTGGCGATCGCGTCTACGTTGGTTCGTATGCGGTGATTGGGGCGCCGGCGCAGCATCGCGGATCGTATCCCTGCTCGCTCGACTCCAAGCATCGCGCCGAGGGCGTAACGATTGGCGATGGTGCGTGCATCCGAGAGTTTGTCCAGATCCACCAGGGCATCGTGCGCCCAACGATCGTCGGTGCTGATTCGCTGCTTATGGCTGGCGCGCATATTGCTCACGATTCGCAACTTGGACGCGGTGTCACGATGGGAAGCTTCAGCATCCTCGGGGGCTTCACGATCATCGATGACGAGGCAACCTTCGGGCAGGGCGTCGTGACGCATCCGTGGATCATCATTGGCGAGAGGGCAATGGTCGGATTGAACTCCAGCGTCGTCAAGGATGTTGATCCGTTTGCAAAGGTGGCGGGATCTCCGACCCGGCTGCTCGGATCGAACACCAGCAAGGATCGTAGTCTGCCGGCGGAGTATTCTGCAAGCGTTCTATCCGAGTCCGTCTGGGAGCGTTGGGCTGGGTTGAGGGATCGGCAGGCAGGCACGCGGCGGTTATGGGCGTAGTTGTCGTCACACCGAGCCTGCCGAGCCGCGTTGATCTTCGATCCGAGTGCGTCGCGTCAGTCATGGCGCAAACACTCCAGCCCGTCGCCCACATCATCCACCTGGACTATCAGCGAATCGGTCCAGCAGCCTGCCTCAACTCGATGCTACCGGCTGCCATCGAGACTGGTGCGGAGTGGGTCGCGCAGATTGCCGATGATGATCTGATGCTGCCGCGTCATCTAGAGTTGCTCGCCGGGCATACTGATGCCGACGTGGTGTATTCCTACTGCGAAGTGACTGGGCGAGGTGGTTGGAATCCTTCGGCACCCTTCGACGCGGACAGGCTACGCGCTGGCAACTACATCCCCGCAACCACGCTGATCCGCACCGAACTATGCAGCGAGCTCGGCTGGCGGACGGACGCGGCGCACGGATTTGAGGATTGGGATTTCTGGATACGCGCCCTCGACGCCGGCGCTCGCTTCGTGTGCGTTCCGTTCGTGACGTGGGTCTATCGCTTCCACGGCGACAACCTATCTGCGGCGCTGTAGAATATAGGCATGGCGATCACCAATGGCTACTGCACGCTCGCACAAGTCAAGGCTGCGCTGCGTATTACCGACAACACCGACGACACGCTGATTGAGGGTAGTGTCGAAGCAGCATCGCGTCTGATTGACGGGTATACGCTGCGGAACTTTTACTCGGTCGGCACGGCTACGCGACTATTCACGGCACCCGATCCGCTCTACTGTCCCGTGGACGATCTCGCTGGAACCGCAATTACGATCCAGACCTCGACGCAGGCAGACGGCATCTTCGACGTTACCTTCGCGGTGACTGACTACCAGCTCGAACCGCTGAACGGCAATCTCGACGGCATCCCGTGGGCGTACGATCGAATTCGCGCAGTCGGCGACTACGCGTTCCCAATGGTCTCCGCCAACTTTGGCGAGCAGGCGCTCGTAAAGATCACCGGCGTCTGGGGATGGCCAGCGGTTCCAGTAGCAATTGTGCAGGCGACGATCCTCCAGGCAGCGCGTCACTTCAAGCGTTACGACTCGCCACTCGGTGTCGCCGGCTTCGGAGACTTCGGCGTGGTACGCGTCAGCCGGTTCCTAGATCCCGACGTTCAGATGCTCGTCGAGCCATACAAGAAGATGCGTCTGTTCCGATGACGGCTACCGTAGGGCAAGTCAAGACGGCACTCGCCACAGCTGCCGCAACGATCACGGGACTACGCACGTATGATCGGCAGCCCGACAATCTCAACGCACCCTTCGCTTTCCCCTCGCTCCAGTCGATTGACTATCACGGCGCTATGGGCGCCGGGTCGATCCTTCAGACGTACACGCTGACAGTCGTAGTTGGTCGCGCGTCTGAGCGTGCTGCTGAGGATCTGCTGGATACCTACCTCGGCTACGGCTCGGGTGGCATTCGTGCCGCGATCGAAGCGGATACCACGCTCGGCGGAGTCGTTCAGACGTGCATCGTCGAGTCGGCCGGCACAATCGGCACGATCGATGGCAACGACACGATCTACCTGTCTGTAGATTTCCGCGTATTGGTTTACACCTAAGGAGTTTGACGATGGCAAAGTTTATCGTGGCACCCGGTTTTATTGTTGCCGGCAAGACCGAGGGGCAAGAGGTCAAGGCGTCCGACGTGGATCGCTTGGACGTGATGATCGAGTCCGGGCGCGTGATTGTCAAAGGCGCAGAATCGTCGTCTACAATGAAGGCACAACCCGACGTGTCCGGCTCCGAGGAGGAGTAAAACCATATGGCTAAGCTCGTTCTCACTAACGCGAACATCGTTCTCGCTGGCACAGACATTTCCGCGAATGTTGCAAGCCTGTCCATCGAATCTACGGTCTCGGAGGTCGAGACCACGGCCTTCGGTCCGGGCAACGGTGTGACGCGCGTCGGTGGTCTGATCGATACGACGATCTCCCTTTCGATGCACAACGACTACAGCGCAATTGAGGGTCTTGTCTATCCGCTGATCGGCAGCACGACCTCGGTCGTCGTCAAGCCGAATGGCACGGCAGTCTCGACCACGAACCCGAGCTACACGGCTACGGTTCTGGTGACTGGCTGGAGTCCCGTCAACGGTGCTGTCGGCGAGCTGAACACGGTTGACGTGTCGTGGCCGGTGTCGGGTACCGTAACGAAGGCTGTCGCTTAGTCTGATCGCGTAACCTCTACGCCCAGGGAGGGCTGACGTGGAACTACAATTCAAGATCAAAGAGACAGGCAAGGACAGCGTGCTGGTACGCGCTGCCTTGGTCGACATCGTGGCGTGGGAGGATCGCTTCGAGCGACCATCCTCGACGATGGGTGGCGATTCGATCTTCGCGCGC